GACATCCGGTCCCGAGCAGGCACAAAAAAACCCCGCAGGGCGTGTACCCTGCGGGGCTCAGATCACTTGCGAAGCCAAGTGATCACTTCACCAGTCAGTTCGTCAATACCGTATTTATCCATTAAAGCGCTTACTTCGGCGCAGTCTAGCCATTGTCCTATGCTGACAATTTCCTCTTGCGTTTCGGGGTGAAAAATAGGTACCGTGATTCTGATCAGATCAAATTGCATATAACCTTCAAAAGAATGGCCCGACTTGCGCCGGGCCGGGTTGGTCACTTCGCGTTAGATCACTTGCGATGTTTGCGGATCAGCGCGATCATTTCAAGTCCGGCATTTTGAAACCGGTCGACATCGGTAACGTCAACTACCGTTGTCCCTTTATTGATCAGATCCTGAATCCAGACTAAGGGATCAGCGCTCGGTTCGATCTTTTCTTCGGCCTTCTTTTCCTTCTTGACCCGGGCCTTGTCCGGGTTTTGCACCCGGTCAACATATCGACGGACAAGGCCGAAAATTGACCCGACTTGTTGTTGCCAATATTTGCGGGTCTGGCTCAGGACCTTGTCATCGGCTTCCCGCAGTGCCTCCCGTGTCATGTTCAGAAGCTCCCCGACAGTGTAGGTGCCGCCTCCGAATTTCATAGGCTTCACTGATGCCGATAATGCTTCAGTGACCATCTTCTCGATCGTCTCGATAAGGCTATCATCTTGGTCGGGGTTCGGTTCGTCCTTCGTCCCCTTCGTTAGCGCTTCGACTCGTGCGCCTGCCTTGTACAATGCCTTGCCTGCCTTGCTCCACCGGTCTCGCGCAGTGTTTTCAGCATTGACAGCGGAGGCAACGACAGTGCCGCATTGTTCAGCGACAGCGACAGCGACAGCAGATAGTTTCAATTGCATATCATCCTCTTTCGGGTTTATGGTCCACACTATTGTGTACCATACCCTAGGGAAAGCCGTGTTTTCCCAGTTAGGAAGCTTCCTAACCCACCCACACCGGACCCCCCTTGTGTGCGTTGGGACTCCGCCGCCGCGCTTCGCGCTGTGTTACGAATAAACGACGAGCGCTATAAGACGTAACAGCGGTATTAGGAACGTAATTTGATACGAATTAGGCTACGGCAATAAAAAATAAATTCCCGCCAGCGGACCCCACCCCTGCCAATATAGAAACACCCCCGGGTAGGATTCCTACCTCCCCTTGCATGCACAAAAATTTCGCGTTACATTCCGCTCACCGAAGATCTGCTTCGTGCTGCCATGATTCAATGCCCTGTTGACGAGTATGTTCCGCTGCCGACGAAGTCTGGCTCCCAGTCTGCCAAGCTCTGCTACGCGGAAATTAAAGCCAAGGCACGCGCTGCAGTGAACGCAGCCAACCTGCTGGACATCGTGGGGTACAAAGACGAACCCGAGGACATGGAGTTCGTCCAGGCCATCACGCACAACGCGCTGCGCCGGTCAGCCCAAGGCAAGGAAGTGCCCTCCGAGGAGGTCAACGCGGCCATCAGCACCCCTGCCAGTGCGCTGTTCGTGGAAAGAATCCTGACTGCCTACGACATGGAGGTGGTGAAGGACGCCAAGCGCCTGCGACACTTCGTTACAAACAAGCTGATCGTAGAGACCGAAAACGTCGATGCACGCATCCGTATGCGTGCCCTGGAATTGCTGGGCAAGGTCAGTGACGTGGGGCTGTTCACCGAGCGCACCGAGATCACCGTCAACAACCGCAGCACCGTCGAACTAGAGACCTCCCTGCGTGACAAGCTACGCAAGCTGATGGACGTGTCAGGTGCCGAAGACGCCAAGATCATCGCTCCGCCGATCACGCTCGATACCCCCATCAGTGCCAAAGCCATGCTGGCTGGCTCCTGAGAGCCTGTACTGTGCAGCTTCTCACCGAAATCGAGATCGAGGCCCTGGCTGCCAACATCAGCCAGTTCAGCCCTGAAGAACAGAGCCAGATCGCCGTCATCATCGATGAGCTTGAGCGCAGGAGGCAGGCCAAACTCTGCCAAGACAGTCTGATCGAGTTCTGCAAGCACATGGACCCGACCTACGTCGTGGCCCCCCACCACAAAAAGCTGGCTGAACTGCTGACCCAGATCGCTTTCGGGCACAAAGACCGCATCGCGGTGTCCATCCCGCCCCGGCATGGCAAATCGCACCTCGTTAGTACCCTGTTCCCAGCATGGTTTTTAGGCAAATTCCCGGGCAAAAAGGTGCTGATGGTGTCCCATACGGGCGATTTGGCGGTCGATTTTGGTCGAAAAGTGCGAAATATCATCGCAGACCCACGGTACGCATCGATCTTCCCCGGAATCACCCTTGCTGCTGACTCAAAAAGTGCTGGTCGGTGGTCTACGAACCACGGAGGGGAGTATTTCGCCACTGGTGTAGGCGCTGCACTGGCTGGACGGGGTGCTGACCTGCTATTGGTGGACGATCCGCACTCAGAACAGGACCTTTTGGCGGGTAATTTCGAGGAATTGGAGAAAACCTACCAGTGGTTTGCCTTTGGTGCCCGTACACGTCTGATGTCAGGTGGCCGGATAGCTGTAATTCATACACGTTGGCACCAAGATGACCTAATTGGGCACCTCGTAAAGGACGGTGCTAACAACCCCAGGGCAGACCAGTACGAAGTGTTCGAATTCCCTGCCATCATGACGGTGAAAAAGCCTACCGATGATGGTGAAGAGGTCACCGAGAAAGCACTTTGGCCTGAAAAGTTCGACCTAGAAGCGCTTGAGCGCACCAAAGCATCGATGCCTGCGTTCCAGTGGAACGCGCAGTACATGCAGAACCCCACCGGGGAGCAAGGTGCCATCATCCAGCGTGATTGGTGGAAGCCATGGAAGAAAGACGACCCACCACCCTGCGAATACATCATCATGGCCCTGGACGCAGCGGCGGAAAAGAACAACCGCGCTGACTTCACAGCCTTGCTGACCTTCGGTGTGTTCAGTGATGACAACCTGACAGATGGTGCGTCACACATCATCCTGCTAAACGCTATAAACACCCGCGTTGAGTTCCCAGAACTCAAAGATCTTTCCATCCGTGAGTGGAAAGAGTGGGACCCCGATGCGTTCATCGTGGAGAAGAAATCCAGCGGCACGCCACTGTTTCAGGAGCTTCGGCGCATGGGCATCCCCGTGCAGGAGTTCACGCCGCACCGGGGCACCGGGGACAAGATTGCCCGTCTGAACGCCGTGTCTGACATCCTGCGCTCAGGGATGGTCTGGTATCCTGAAGGACGCCGTTGGGCCGAGGAAGTGATCGAGCAGTCTGTCGCGTTCCCCTACGGGTCGCATGACGACATGGTGGACTGCCTGTCAATGGTGCTGGCGAGATACCGGCAGGGCGGGTTCATCAGACTGCCAACGGACTACCGGGACGAACCGTCCTATCGCAACCGCGTTGCGTACTACTGAAAGAATTTCACATGGCAACGAACTTCTCTCCCGAAATGATGCCCCTTGACACTGCCCTCATGGGCGATGAGCCCGCCATCGAGATCGAAATCGAGAACCCTGATGCTGTCAGCATCGGCATTGACGGGGTTGAGATTGAACTGATGCCAAAACCTGAGACTGCGGACACATTCGACGCAAATCTTGCGGAGTACATGGACGACGGGGAGCTTCAGTCCCTGGCTTCTGAGCTTGTTTCACATGTAGATGCGGACATCAACAGTCGAAAAGACTGGACAGATATGTTTGTCAAGGGGCTAGAAGTCCTTGGCATGAAGTATGAAGAGCGCACAGAGCCGTGGAATGGGGCTTGTGGGGTGTATTCACCGCTTCTGACTGAAGCCGCCATCCGTTTTCAGTCGGAAATGATCACTGAGACGTTCCCGGCTCAAGGTCCGGTGAAAACTCAGATCATCGGGGCGATTGACCGGCTGAAAGAAGAGGCGGCAGAGCGGGTTCGTGACGACATGAACTACATGCTGACCGAGCGGATGATTGACTACAGGTCCGAGCACGAGCGGATGCTGTACTCCTTGGGGCTTGCTGGGTCGGCGTTCAAGAAGATATACCCAAACCCGAGTACGGAACTGCCTGCGGCTCCGTTTGTCCCGGCTGAAGACCTGATCATGCCGTATGGGGCGTCGAATGTGTACACAGCCGAGCGTGTGACTCATGTCATGCGCAAAACCGAAAACGAGATCAAGAAACTACAGGTAGCAGAGTTTTACAGGGATGTAGAACTGGGCGAACCTGTCAGGTTCTTCACTGACATTGAGAAGAAAAAGGCCGAGGAGCAAGGGTATACCCTTACCGATGATGATCGGTATCAGGTATTGGAGATCCACGTAGATTGGGACATGCCAGGGTACGAAGATGAAGTTCCTTTGCCGTATGTGGTCACGGTTGAGCGGGGTACTCAAACGGTTCTGGCAATCCGTAGGAACTGGGAAGAAGACGACAAAAAGAAACTCAAGCGACAGCACTTCGTCCAGTACACGTACATTCCTGGATTCGGGGCTTACGGTCTCGGTTATATCCACCTCATCGGAGGATACGCCCGTGCTGGTACTTCTATCATTCGTCAATTGGTGGATGCCGGAACCCTGTCAAATTTGCCGGGTGGCCTGAAGTCCCGAGGGCTTCGGATCAAGGGCGACGACACTCCTATTGCTCCGGGCGAGTTCAGGGATGTGGACATTCCTTCGGGGAGTGTGCGTGACAACATCATGCCGCTTCCTTACAAGGAGCCAAGCCAAGTTCTTGCGGCTTTGCTTCAACAAATCACGGAAGACGGCCGTCGCCTTGCAGCTATTGCTGATTTGAAGATCAGTGATATGTCTGCCCAGGCTCCAGTGGGAACCACGCTGGCAATTTTGGAGCGTCAACTCAAGACAATGAGCGCCGTTCAAGCGCGGGTCCATGCTTCGCTTCGGATGGAGTTCAAACTCCTTAAGGGAATCATTCGGGACTTCCTGCCGAGTGAGTATCCATACACCCCGGAAGGTGGGGATCGGTCGGTTAAGCAGGCTGACTACGATGTAGTCGAGGTCATTCCTGTCAGCGATCCAAACGCCGCCACGATGGCGCAGCGGATCATGCAGTACCAAGCGGCACTGCAACTGGCACAAGGTGCCCCGCAGATCTACGACCTGCCTCAGCTTCACCGGCAGATGCTGGAGGTGCTAGGCATCAAGAACGCAGAGAAGCTGGTCCCTGTGGAGGACGACCAGAAGCCGCGTGACCCTGTCTCAGAAAACATGAGCTTCTTGACCGGCAAACCCACCAAGGCGTTCATCTACCAAGACCATCAGGCGCACATCGCTACGCATATGTCGCTGATGCAAGACCCAACCGTTATGCAGATGATGGGGCAGAGCCCGATGGCGCAGCAGATGATGGGTGCCGTGATGGCGCACATCGCGGAGCACATGGCGTTTGCTTACAGACAGCAGATCGAGGAGCAGCTTGGCGTTCCGATGACCGCGCCGGATCAGGAGCTTGATGAACAGACCGAGGTTCAGTTGTCGCGTTTGGTCGCTCAAGCGGCGCAGCAGTTGTTGCAGAGCAACACGAAGAAGGCACAACAGCAGCAAGCCCAGCAGCAAGCTCAAGATCCTGCTTTGCAGATGGCCCAAGCTGAGTTGCAGTTGAAGCAAGCCGAAATGCAACGCAAGGCACAGAACGACCAGATGGACTTCCAAATCGCGCAGCAAAAGTTGCAACTTGAGCAGCAACGTCTTGCATTGGAAGCCCAAAAGGGTCAAGGCGAAGATCCCCGGCTGAAAGCCATGAAGGCGCAGCAGGAACTTCAACAGAAGGAACAGATTCACCAACAAAAGATGAGGCAGCAGATGCAGTCTGATGCGATCAAAACTCGGCAGCAGATGATGCGAACGCAACGAAACAAGGAGTAACCATGACTACTGTGTTTGACGTAGTTATCAAAGAACTGGAAGAGCGCCGCGAAACCATCACGCAGGCGCTTATCTCAGGTGCGGCAAAAGACTTTGCCGAGTATAAATACATGACGGGTGAAATCCAGGGTCTTTCACGCGCTCATGCTTTCATAACCGACCTTGTGCGAAAGATGGAAAACGACGATGAGTGAACTACTCCTGAGCGACGGCCAAAACACCACCGTGTTGCCGCAAACCGAAGAGGAAAAGGCCCGACAAGTGCCTGATCCGGTGACCTACC